GACATTTCTATTGTTGAAGATTTTACTGATACAGTAATTGAGAATGACCAAGAATTGATTGACCAAGCTGAAGATACAATGACAATTTTGTCCAAGTATATTGATAATTTGACTTTGAATGTTGAGAGTGAAAAATTAAAATCTCTAATGAGAGAACTCTACATTGAGGCATTGAATACAGAAAGCACAGAATGAACTATAAAACCATTTATAATTATCCAGAACAAAGACAACACATCACTCATCCATGGTGTTATTGGGATGGCGCATTTAGTGATGAAGAGTTGGACAAAATGTGTGCTTACTTTGATACGCAAGGCCTTGAAAGAAGTGAGACAATAGGTAATATTGATTTAAAAACAGGACTAGTTGAAAATAAACCAAATGAAGATGTTCGTGTGTCTAATGTAAAGTTTTATAATTGGGATCCAAAAAATGAAGACACTTCATGGATTTTTCAAAGAATGAACTTTGTTATTGATGCTATCAACAATCAATATTATGGATTTGATTTAAATGGTTATAATTCATTTCAATACACAGAATATGAATCATCTGAAAATGGTAAGTATGATTGGCACATGGACACTATTTTAGGTAAAGCAAAACCAAACAATATGGTTGAAACTAGAAAACTTTCTATTACCATGTGTGTGAATGAACCTGGTGATGAGTATGAGGGTGGAGAGTTTCAAATTAACAATTCTAATGAATCAACATCTGAAACTATTCCAACTAAAAAAGGAAGAATGATTCTTTTTCCATCTTTTATGATTCATAGAGTTGCACCTGTAACTAAGGGAAAAAGAAAATCAATTGTCGTATGGGTTGAAGGACCAAAATTTAAATAATGATAACCTTTCGTTATGTGCGTTGGAAGAATCTACTTTCAACTGGTAATTATTTCACAGAAATAAAACTAAACAGTAAAACCAATACATTAGTAGTTGGTGAGAATGGTTCTGGCAAATCAACAATGCTTGATGCACTATGTTTTGGTTTGTTTGGCAAAGCCTTTCGTAATGTTAATAAACCAAATCTTCTAAATTCAATCAATAGTAAAGATTGTATTGTTGAGGTTGAGTTTGACACTGGTAATAAATCATATAAGATTGTTCGTGGTATTAAACCTAACAAGTTTGAAATCTATTGTGATGGTGAATTACTAAATCAAGATGCAGCTGCAAGAGACTATCAAGAATATCTTGAGAAGTTTATTTTGAAACTAAATTACAAATCATTTACACAAATTGTAATTCTTGGTTCTGCATCATTCGTTCCTTTCATGCAATTATCGGCATCAGACCGAAGAGCCATCATTGAAGACTTATTGGATATTCAAATCTTTTCTACTATGAATGGTTTGTTAAAAGATAGGTTAATTAATAATAAAGATGTGATGGTTCAAAAGAAAAATGAAATTGAACTAACACAACAAAAATATGATTTACAAGATAAACACATCAAAAGTTTAAAACAAAACAATGAAGACAAGGTAACAGAATATGCTAGTGAGATACAGAGTAATGGAAATGCCGTACAAGTCTTACATGGAGAAATTACTAATCTCTTATCAGAAGTCACCACACATCAAACATTGGTGGCAGAAAAGACTTTGGTTGAGGATAAAGTCAAGAAGATTACTAAACTTGAATCGCAGATTGAAAGCAATCTATCCAAATTTCGTAAAGATATCAGTTTCTTTGAACACAATGATAGTTGTCCAACATGTAGGCAAGCCATTGCCTTGGAGTTTAAAGAAACGGAGTTACAGACATTACAAACCAAGTCCACGGAATGTGAGCACGGATTAACACAATTAGAAGTAAAGTTATTGAATGAACAAACTAAACTGAATGAAATAACTGAGATACAGAAAACAATTCAAAAATTACAAATTGAGATTGCAACCAAGAATACTTCTATTACCGAAACAAACAAATACATTGCTAAGTTAGAAAAACTAATTGAAGAATTAAAAACAAACAAAGCTTCTACAGAACAAGAAGAACAGGAACTTGAAGTTCTTAAAGATACACTTATCACATTAAAGAGTGGTTTAAAAAGTCTAATTGATGAGAAGTCATACTATGAAGTTGCTTCTGGTCTGTTAAAAGATACAGGCATTAAAACAAAGATTATCAAACAATATTTACCAATCATCAATAAATTGGTAAACAAGTACCTTGCATCATTAGATTTCTTTGTAAACTTTAACCTTGATGAATCATTTAAAGAAACAATCAAATCAAGGCACCGTGATGATTTTACCTACAACAATTTTAGTGAAGGTGAAAAACAACGAATCGATATGGCATTGATGTTAACATGGCGTGCTATTGCTAAGTTAAAGAATTCATCTAATACCAATCTGTTGATACTTGATGAAGTGTTTGATTCAAGTCTTGATACTAATGGTACAGAAGAGCTAATGAAGATTCTTCATATGCTTGATGGTGTAAATTTATTTGTTATCTCTCACAAAGGAGATATTTTACAAGATAAGTTTGCCAATGTAATTCGTTTTGAGAAAGTAAATAATTTTAGTAGGATAATAAAATGAATTTTAAAGAATATCTAACACATTTTAAACAAGTAGTTGACAAAGAAGTTGAAGGCTGGTTTTACCCTAAAGATATCATAATCACATATGGCATCTTGAATGAATTACAAAAACCAATTGGTGATATCTGTGAAATTGGTGTTGCATATGGCAAAAGTGCCATTATGATTTCACAGTTTAAAGGTGATAGTAATTTTTATCTGTATGATATCTTCACAGAAGAAGCTAGAGTTACTGCTGAAAATAATATTACAAAGTTTGGTAACAACTCAAATTTGATTTGGAGATTACAAGATACTACCGAATTGAATACTGATGATGTTGTGTTTAAAAATAAATTAAGATTTCTACACATAGATGGATGCCATGAACATTCTGCTGTATTAAGTGATTTGGTATTATTCAGTAACAAAATGAGAGATGATGGCGTAATTGCAGTTGATGATTTCCAAGACCAAGAATATCCAGGTGTTAATAGTGCAGTCTTTGAATTTTCTTTATCTAAAGGTAACTATAAAAACTGGCGAGTGTTTGCCATTGGCGATAATAAAGCATATATGTGCCAGAAAAAGTATGCCGAAAGATATCAAAAGGCCTTAGTTGATTATATTGAAAAGGCAAAAAGCGAATACAATGTTCCGATTGCAATGAATTTAGGTTTGCGTGAGTTGTTAGATGTAAATGCCCTTATGTGTGATTCAAGAACGGCATGGGATCCTAAGGTAATAAAGGAATCTTTGTTTGACAAACCAATCATAGGATGATATAATGAGACAAATTGGAGAAACAAGATGAGTAATATTTTAACTATTGATACCGATGTAGGTGTTATAAAAGAAGAAACAATAGAGCCCTTACAGCTATTCAATGACCAGCATCCAATGATGAGTCAAAATATTCCTGAGTATGACTTGAGGACTTTGCCTAATCCAGTTATGAATAAAACAGTTAGCAGAATGACGATGACCATGAAGTTGTATAACGGATTAGGTTTATCAGCTAATCAATGTGGTATATTTGAAAGAGTGTTTATTATTGGAAATGGTGATGTAATTATTACTTGTATTAATCCAAAAGTTATTAATTCTTCTGAAGCATTGAAAAAAGACAACGAAGGATGTTTATCATTTCCAGGTATGTTTTTAAAGATTGAACGACCAGAGTGGGTTGATGTTGAGTTCTATGATATTAATGGTAAATTACACAATGTGACATTTCATGGTTTAACTGCTAGATGCTTCATGCATGAACTAGACCATATGAATGGTATTACTATGGTTAAACATGTTAAGCCTTTAGCTTTACAAATGGCAAAACAGAAACAAGATAAGTTATTTAAAAAAGTGAAAAGGCTTCAGAGAAGTAATGGCATATTCGTTTGATCCAAAAGATGATGTAGAAGAACAATGGCGTAAGTGGCAAGAAGCCAATCCGCCAGAGTCTTTTATGGATATCAAAGAGGATGATTTGCGTGAGCAGACCATCAAAGACCTTACCTATGTTTCACAAATGGATGTGAAAGAATATACCCTGTATCAAAAATGGTGTGAGATTAAAGAGAAGTACCCATCGTTTGTAAACAATACTTTGTTCGGTGAAGAGGTTCAATTACTTGACCCAAAGCAACAGATATTGGTAGACGAAGTTAAGAGTAACATTTGGTTGCCACAAACTGCTGATGATTATTTGAATATTGAACCTGTATTGATTTATACTGATGACTCTACCTCAGTATCTCGCACAGGTGTTGATGGTACAGTTGTTGAAGATAAGATTAAGCGTAGTGATTTACCTGAAAGATGGAACACAGCAAGAAACTTCATATCAACAATGAAGAACAATAG